CTCTTTTCTATTGTTCATTATTAGTAATAACTATCCTTTGTTGTCTGTTGGTTGTCCTTTGGTTTATACTTAAAGAGATACTTTGAGAGATACCCTTAGTATTATCTTTCTTTGCTCTCGTCTATAAGTGTAAGTTTACTCATTAAAATAGTTATGACCTGCACCCTGCGTTGACCTCAAGATGTCGCTGTGCGTGGCTCTGTGTGGCTTCTGAGGTGGATTAAAAGAGAAGAAAAGAGAAAAGAAGAGAAAATACTAAAAGAGAAGAACAGAGAGAGGCTTTGCGTATGGCTATGCGTGATACATAAAGAGAGGCTTTGCGTATGGCTGTGCGTGATACATAAAGAGCAAACCAAAAAAACAGACTATCTCAAGCACAAGCATAAATAAAAAAAGCACCCCACCCCCATGCGATACGCAAAGGATATGCACTCCTTATATAGTAGAAAAGCCCTTTAAAGCCTTGTTTTTTGTTTATTTTGCACTCGCACACGCAGGACTTGTGGGGGAAACTGCCCTCTCGTCTATATCAATAACCCCCTCAGAATTTTCTATGAAATATTCGCCATGCGTTCTGCCATACGTTTAGCTCTATTAGGAGTTTGTTTAGCCCATCTGCTATCTAACATCTCGTATGAAGCTCTCTTATAGTCATCTTCTTGTAATGCTTTAAGCATACCTTTAAACTTAGATACCCCAAAAGCACCCATCTGATATACCATTTCAACCACTATGTTTCTAGCAGTCTCGTTTATATTAGGACAAAGCATTAATAAATCATCAGTACCAGTTACAGCTCTAGCAAAATCTCTTTCAAATATCTTTAACCACCCTGCGTGGTCTTTAGGTGGTACTTCGCCTTCTAACATTTTGTGACCATAGCCACCTGTGAGATGACCTTCTGTACACCTATAAGTTTCTAATCTGTAACCTTCTTCTTTTTTTACTGCTTCTTTTGTTTGTTCTATATCCATCTGTCTTTTCCTTGTGTTCTTCCTATTGAATGTTCCATAAATCTTTCTAATTCTCTATCCAACAGTTCTTCTTTGTGTTGATTATATGATAATGTTTGGTCTCTATCCATTCTGTCTACCCAATACTTAGCCGCCATAGATAAAGCATCAATAGCATCATCATGTCTTAACGAACCTTTGTCTCTAGTCAGTCTTGTCATTTGTCTAAACAACTGATGGTCTGGTTCATTCTTAAAATCTTCGTGTATTAATAAATCATCTATAACTAACCTGTGTGAGTTCATTAAAGGCTCTAAGGTATCTATAATACGTTTTTCTTTTTGTATGTTATGTCTAACTTCTTCTATTTCACATGGGTGTATCTTTGCCATGATAGGTTTTAATAATTGAGTTGCCATGCCATCACCAAAGTTACTCTCAATGACTACATAGTTAACACCATGTTTCTTTGCGATATTAGATAGTCTTGCCATAGTGTCTTCACTATAACCACCATCTAAACTGCCTATAGAAGTCAAATAAAGCACTCCATGAAGCATTTTAAGCACCGCATACGCTGTTTTGTCTTCTCCACGACCACTAGGGTCAATAGACATACAAGTTCCTTCAAATGGTGTAAATTCTTCACTCATCATCATAGGAGCTACATAATAATCACCTTTAAGTCCCACATTGGGAATATCAGGGTCTATAGCTTTTATTTGTTCAGGTGATGAAGCCCATTGTATCTTTGCAGGAGCTTCTTTCCATGTGGAGCAACCTGAAGCTACAATTAAATCGTTTAACTTTAGAGGGTATCTATTTGCATCAGACAAACTTGTGTCCAACATAAATTGTAAGTTAAAACCAGAACGACCATACGAAGATAGTCTTTCCATAAGGTCTACCGCATCAAACCTTTTGGGGTCTGTAGGTTCACCTTCTTTACCTTTAATGATGTCTGCTAACTTACTACCATAACTTATTATTTGTGTTTTATTAGGTACAAGTGCAGTCCAAATTTTTGTCTTAAAACCTCTTTCTTCTAATGTATTATATAGAGACATCTCATTTTGAGGTGTACCTAGAAATATAATTCTACCAGTATTAGGTTTAATAATGGCATCAAATTCTTTAACTGTTTCTGACAATCTATCACGCATTAACTGCGTTTGGGAGTTATTAGCACTCTCAACGTCATCTGCAATTATAATATCAGCCCTAGAACCTGTTAACTGCCCTGTAATACCCATAGATTTAACTGAGGGTGCATGACTGGCTGTTGCAGGTGCTACGTCAAATGATACTTTAGAATGTCTTTGATTATCTCTAGGTATCAAGTGTTGTAACAAAGGCATTTCAGCAATCAATCTTTGTGTAAATGTACTAAAGTCATCTGCTCTAGTTTTACTTGCTGATACTACCAAAATATTTTTTTGAGGATTGAGAAGTAATTGATGACAGACAAAAGCAGAGGTAATCCAAGACTTACCTACGCCTCTAAATGCTTCTATTACAAGTCTTTTTTCGTCTGACTGTAAGTAATCTGCAATATCGAATTGTATAGGTGTTGGGTCTGGCAAGTTTAAATGCTTCCAACATAAATACAAAAAATTTTTAAAATTCTTTAATCGTTTATCCATCATCAAATGGTACTTGGTCTAAAATGTTATCTTCTTTTTTAGCCAAAGGTTCTTTACTGTATGTTTTACAAACTTCTAAACATACTTTCATTTCTGAAGCTGTTAAATCTTCTCCAGATTTTAATTTCTTATAAGCATGGTTTACCAATAATTGTGGTAACTCTTTTAAGACTGTTTCTATTTTATTGGGGTCTTCCTTGTCTATTGTATTTTTTGTGGTCTCGTTTTTCATTTTTATTTAACTTTTTTTTGTGTGTTCTTATTCTTTTTTTAGGTTTTTCTCTGGGTACAAAATGTACAAATTTTTGTTTTGCCATTACTCAATAATTAACTTTTTAATGGACTTACTGCCGTCAATATTTAACTCTAATTCTGCTTTTGTACGAATACATTGATAAACAATGTTATCATTTTTAACTTCACGCATTGCCAGACGCTTACCTTTAAGACAGGTACTTAAATCTTGTTGAATACGAGCTTCTTTAATTTCAGAATTAATTACTAATAACAAAGCTACAACTGTTTCAATCATTGATAACTCTTTCCATTTGCTCTTACTTTGTCTTTTATAATTTCTAATTGTTCTTTAATTTTTTCTATATCTTTCATTGCATAAGTAATATTGACATTGTTGTTTCTCATAGTTTCCATCTCTGTTTGGATATTTTCTACTTGCTCTGCTATATGTTCCAGAAGCATGAACTGTTCTTGGTCTGTAGGTTTTTGCTCGGACTTTTTAAGCAAATCAGCTTGAAAAAGCTCACGAGATGTCTCAAGACTTTGTATTCTTGAAGTTAATTCTGTATATGCAAATATACCCATAGCAACACCAATAATAATTCCAATCATGTTTTTGATAGGCATAGCTACTGATGTATTTTCTGATACTTTCATTATATTCCTTGTAATCTAGGGTCTTTACTAAATAAATTAGTAGTTGCTTTTGGTCTAGCTAAAGAATTTTTACTTCTTTGTCTTAACTGAGCAACAGCAGACGCTTTTAGTTGTTTTTCTTTTTTAGCTTTTTCTAAATCTTTTATTAAATTCATTTGCACCTGCACTTTCCATTACATTTACATTTTTTTGTTTTAGGAAAATCAAAAGTGTAAAGGTCGTCTACAACTTTATCTATTTTTAAAAAAAATTTATCTATTTTTGCAAAAAAATCATAAATAAATTTATCTATCATTTCTTTTTAAATTTGTTCATAGTAGTTACACCAAATGATGCACCAACTATTGTTAATATAATGTACCAAAACATAGGGTCAGCATTTTGTAATATTGTCCAACCACGTTCCATTGTGTCTTGAAAATATGGAACAAAATGAAGTCCCATTAAAATTGTGAAAAATAAACATAACCATTCATCTTTCCACGAATGTTCTTGTTGTCGTATTTGTTCTATTGAGATTTGTGATACTGCGTCTAATTCTTTTTCTCTTACAATCTTATCTTTTTGTAATTTGTGGGAAATTGCTCCAAAAGTTTTTTCTGCTATGATTTTAGTAAGAGGATTTTTTAATAACGCAAACCACATCTTACATAGCCCACAAAATTGCTGACCAAATTACAAACAATGTAAAAAGTTTTTTATCTGTATTTCCCCAATATATCTTTGCTTTATTTAGCCAAGTTTTAGGGGTATATCCATATATCATCATGTAGGTTCTCCTTTTATTTTAATTTCTCGACATTCAAATTTAACTACAATCTTTTTTCTTTCTATGTAGTCTCTTTCAAATTCTTCTAATTCTTTTAAATTTAAAAATGTATTATGTGCAACTCTGTAACCATTAGCGACACAATCGTAATGATTGTTAAATTGCATTCCTGAAATGGAACTAGAAGGGCATTGTCCTGTTGCCATACTGCACATGTACAACACCAAGATATATTTCATTACTTAAATTGAAAAAATCCAATACACCCAACAACTATAGTACCTAAGAATACAAGTACACTTATTGCACCTTTACCTTTAGAAACATCTTGTCTTAATGATTTAACTTCTTTGTTTAACTCTTGAATACTCTCTAAAATATGTTTGTGTCTTAATGCACAAATCTTTTCGTGTGATGAAAGTCTTACCCCTGTAGCTTGTTCAGCAAACTGTTTAGCAGAGGCTTTTCTTGGCATTATTCTCCCATTAATGCTTTTATTTCAGCATCATTTAATCCTAAATCTTTTAGTTTTTGTTTGCCTGATGCTTTGTTATTTGATTTTTCTGTTTCTAAATCTTTTAATTCTTGAATTTTAGCATTTAATTCTTCCTCAGTAGGCATGGTTGCTGTGTTATCAATTAAAATAAGATTTTCATAAGACATTCTTTTTTCTCCTGTCCAATCTTTTTTCCAACCATACCAAGCACCTATGTTAAAAAAACTTAATGCTTTTTGAAGCCAAAATTTATTGTCCATTATACACTGTCTCCTATTCTAATAAATGTAAAGTAAGTAGCATTTGCGTCTGTGTCTGTAAAAACTTGGCTATTGCCACTACCTGCCATACCTGATGTTGTAAATTTAATTTTATGTGTGCTTACATTAGTACAATTAAAAAATGTTTCTAATGGTATAATAAAAAAATCTGTATCACTATAATGATTTCCACCAAATCCATAAATTAATCTGTCATAACTAGAGTTATTTGAAGTACCATAAATATTACTATAGTAAGCATGGTCGTAAGTGTTACCTTTTAAATGAAATTTAACTAACCATAATCCTGTTGTTGGAAAAGTCCAAATACCAGAGCTAACTGACATTCCTGTTCCAATTTTTCCAAAAGTTGCGTCATCAACTCTTTCTAAGTTTGCACTTATAGGGTCTTGATTTGAATTAAATCCACTTGTTAATCGCCATTGGTCTGCTTGTGTAATTCCACTTGCAGGTAAATTAGTTAAACTAGCACCACTAACAGCAGGAAGTGTTGCAGGAAATCTTGCGTCTGGCAAAGTTCCACTTGTCATATTTGTTGCTGATAAGTTAGTTAAATCTACATTACTATTTAAAGCTGTTGCAGGTAATCTAGCGTCTGCAAATGTACCACTTGTAATCTTAGCAGTATCTAAATTTGGTATATCTGTAGCATCAAAACCACCACTAATTATATTTGCTAAATCTCTTGCTTTTGTCATATTTTACCTCGCATTACATGGTACGTTGTTAGTTCCTACTAAGGGTGCTTCTGCAAATGCCATGTAGATGTATGTATCTCCAGAAGCATTTAAGTTTGCATAACTGTTTCTTTGTTTAAAACCATTTGAAGTTATATCAAATAAATCTGTTGTTTGGTCTGCTGTACTGTTATCAGCAGTTAAATAATAACCTATGGGATTAGATGGATTTCTTGCAGC